TAATAAGATGGGTCTATCACGCCTGGAAAACTTCCTGAAATCTGTTCGTGGCACTATTCTATATGTTGATCCAAATAGTCTTGATGCAACAGACTCTATTGAGAATAAAGGAAATAGTTTAACACGTCCATTTAAAACAATCCAAAGAGCACTGATTGAAGCAGCAAGGTTTTCATATCAGATTGGACTGAATAACGATAGATTTGGTAAAACGACGATTTTAGTTTATCCAGGCGATCATGTTATCGATAATCGTCCAGGATGGATACCAGATGGTGCAAATAATTTTAGATTAAGAAACGGGCAGACCTCTAACGCCTTTCCTCCTTTTGAGTTAACGACTAATTTTGATCTAACAGATTCGAATAATGCTCTTTACAAACTGAACAGTATTCATGGTGGTGTAATTGTACCAAGAGGAACATCAATTGTTGGTCTCGATTTAAGAAAAACAAAAATTCGTCCAAAATATGTTCCAAATCCAGTAAATGATAATATTGAAAGATCTACAATTTTCCGCGTAACAGGTGGTTGTTACTTCTGGCAGTTTTCAATGTTTGATGCTGATCCAAGTAGTCAATGTTATATTGATTATACGAGTAATCTATTCGTTCCTAATTTTTCTCACCACAAACTCACTTGTTTTGAGTATGCTGATGGCGTAAATAATGTTTCAATTGATGACGATTTTCAGACATATGCAACAGATCGTACAGATCTGGATATGTATTATGAAAAAGTTGGTCTTGCCTATGGTGCTGCATCTGGACGTGCTATTGAACCAGATTATCCATCAACTTCTCTTGACATTGAATCTAAGATTGATGAGTATAGAATTGTAGGTTCTACTGGTCTGTCCGTAGGAATTTCAAGTATTCGTGCTGGTGATGGTGTTACTTCTACATCAACAATCACTGTAGACGTTTCATCGGCAGTTGCTGGGTTAGAAGTAGACACTCCAATTAGGATTGAAGGTGTTTCTGTCAGTGGATATAATGGAAGTTATATTGTTTCCGAAAAAGTCAATGACACTAGAATTAAGTATCAAGTTCAAAATGCTCCAGTAAATGCACTTCCCTCTCCACTAGGATCCACTCTTTCTCTTTCATCAGATACAGTAACATCAGCATCTCCATATATCTTTAATATCTCTTTGAGATCTGTTTATGGAATGTGCGGTGTCCTTGCCGATGGTGATAAAGCATCAGGATTTAAGTCGATGGTTATTGCCCAATTTACGGGTATTGGACTTCAAAAAGATGATAATGCTTTCGTAGTTTATAATGAAACTACCGGTGTGTATGACGATAATACTGTTGCCGGAAATGAAACGATTAGCACAAACTCAAGAGCAGTTTATAAACCCAAATATAAAAACTTCCATGTAAAATGCATTAACGATGCGTTTATTCAAAACGTTTCAATTTTTGCGATTGGATATGCGGAACATTTTGTTGTTGAAGATGGTGGCGATCAATCAGTCACTAATTCCAACTCAAATTTTGGTGCAAAGTCTCTTGTAGCATCTGGATTTAGAAAGAATGCTTTTCCTCAAGATGATTTTGGATATATTACTCACATTATTCCTCCAAAAGAACTGCCTAATAGCGAAATTTCTATTGAATTTAATGCAATAGATGTTGCAGCAACAGTTGGCGTTGGAACAACAAATGAGAGACTTTATCTTTATAATGAAAATAATCAAGATGTTCAACCAGAACATATTCTTGAGGGTTATAGAATTGGTGTAAGAGAAAATGATAACTTAAAAGTTATCATTTCCACGGGAGGAACATCTACAGAATATATTTCGAGAATTGTAATGCCCAATTCTCAGTCAAGTTATGAAAAATCTTTCAAAGTAGGTAGAAGTGTTGTCGGAATTAATAGCATTTCTTCAAATATTCTAAAACTCACCACTCCACATACCTTCGAGAATGGAGAAACAATTCGTGTTATAAGTGAGACTGGACAACTTCCAGATGGTCTACAACCAAATACAATTTACTATGCAATTACTAATGCCAATGCAAGTAGTGGTTTGACGACAAGTGTAGATATCAAACTTGCAAAAACTCTGAATGATGCTAAAAATGGTGGAAGTGGAAAAGAAATCACTCTTAATAATAAAGGTGGATCTCTAACGGTTGTAAGTAGAGTTAGTGATAAAGCTCCTGGAGATATTGGGCATCCTGTTGGATATGATACCTCTATAGGACAGTGGTATATTAAAGTTTCTACTGCATCTACTGAAAATACTATTCATTCTGCAGTTGTAGGTCTTGGAACGACATCTCTTGGTGCAGCAACTTCAAGAACTTACTTTAATAGAAAGAAATTTAATCGAAATGCTGTAGATACTATTTACAGAGTGCGTTATGTAGTTCCTGCAGCAAATGGTGGTGCTTATGCAAGACCACCAAGTGATGGTTTTATTCTTCAAGAATCGAACACAGTAATTGGACCATCAAATACTGAAATCCAGACTTATTTTGGATCAGGATCAATCACAAACATCAATCAGCAAAGAAACTTTAGAATTATTGCTGATGCATCTTGGAGTTCTTTAACAAATACAGTTAAGGTCGTTACAGAAATTCCTCATAACCTACAAGTAGGTTCTCAAGTTGAACTTGTTAATATTAAGAGTAGTACAAATCCAGCTGGAGTTGGAAACTCTGGATTTAATAAAACTTATACTGTTGCAGGTATCAGTAGTGCCAAGGAATTTGTTGTTTCTTTAGACAGTAATCCCGGAACGTTTGCAAATAACGTAAACGCAAGAGATACAAATCTTCCATACTTTAAGAGAAAAAGATATAATAACACCTATTATATCTACAGAAATCAAGAAGCACAGAGATATGTTCCTGGAAAACAAGATGGTGTTTATTACCTCACTTTAATTAATGCTTCCAACGCTCCTACTGTTGCGCCATTTACTGAAGAAAAATATTCTCAACCAGTTAAAGAACTTTATCCTCAGACCAGTCGCGACAATCCCGTATCAGATCCCGATGAAACAAGATCATTTGCTTCATCAGGTTTAATTGGTGAGGTTGTTGTAAATGATGTAAGAAATAGTATTACTAAAGAAACAATCAACAAAGTTCTTTCGGATATTGATGTTGGTGTTGGAGTTACGAACATTATTTCTGGAACTACAACAACACATACTGTTTACACATCGATTGATCATGGACTTAACAGAATTACTAAGTTAAACTCTTTGTATTCTGGAGTTGGATATGGATCCGGATCCGCAGAAAGTTTTTATAATGCAAGACTTGTTGGATTTGCTGGATCTACAACTGGATACAATGCAACTGCTAAAATTGCAGTTAATCCTAGTGGAAATATTACTGCAATCCAAATTATGGATGGTGGTAGTGCATACGGAATTGGTAACACTCTTACTGTTGTAGGTGTGTCAACTTTTTCTGGATTTATTCCAGCAGTTTTTGAAGTTACTGGCATTTATAACAATGTAGGAGATACCTTTAGAATTTCTGGTGTTTCTTCAAGTTCTTATAAAGAATATAATGATCTTTATAGAATTTCTGGAGTTTCTGTTGGATCTGCAAAGAGTTTTTCTGCAGTTTCTACAAAGCCAATTTCTGGATTTTCAGTTACCGGCATAGGACAAACTTCTGCTCAAAGAGCATTTGCATATCTCACCGACAAATCACTTTCGGTTACTAGTATTGCTTATAATAATGTAAGCGGACTTGCAACAGTCACTACATCAGATAGTCATGGTTTATCTGTCGGTAATAAAATTCGTTTATCAGGAGCAACTCAAAGTTTTTATAATGGAGACTTTGTAGTTACTAGAAATGTAGGATTATCAACATTCATTCTTAATATTGGAGTTTCAACGAATATTCCTACAGTATCTGGTACAATTTTTGCTCATCGTGGAGGTGCTACTTCAAATGATGGAGTAATCTCTTCTGATAATGAAAACCTTGCCGGTAGAATGGTAGCAAACTACGCCGGTATCACCACAACTCTTCTTTATGAAGTTAGTAACGAAACTATCGATGAAATTACAATTCGTGGTATTGATAAACTAGATATTAGAATTGGAGACTATCTACAAATTGATGATGAACTCGTAAGAGTTAAAACAACTGTTCCAACAACAATTAGTTCAACAGATCCAGTTTATGTATTCCGTGGTGTTCTTGGAACAAGAGCAAATAGACATGTTATAAATTCCGTAGTTAGAAAGGTATCAATAACTCCAATTGAATTTAGAAGACATTCTATCATTCGTGCATCTGGACACACATTTGAATACGTTGGTTTTGGTCCTGGAAATTATTCGACAGCATTCCCAGATAAACAAAACCGTCAAATTTCTGCTCAGGAAGAACTTCTTGGACAGTCAACTAGAAGAGAGGGTGGAATTAACTTCTACACAGGTATGAATGACAAGGGTATTTCATATTCTGGTAATAAGAAGTTAAGTACGGTTACGGGTCAAGAGGAAATATTTGATACTCCCGTCCAAACTATTACAGGAGAGGATATTGGAAATGAACTTGGATTGAATGTTATCAATCCAGTTGAGGGTAACTTTAGACGTTCAATCAAGGTTGATGGTGGAGAAAATGGAGAAGCAATTTCTCAATTTGATGGACCTGTCATTTTTGGAGATAAAGTAACATCAACTTCCACAAAAGGATTTGAGGTCAACTCACTATTCTTACAAGGAAATCAAACTGTTTCTAGAAAGTATACTGTTGGGGAAACTAAACCAACGATTGCAGGAAATCCCGGCGATGTTCAATACAATGCAAATCCTTCTAATGCCGATTATTTGGGATGGGTTTATACTAGTAATAATGAATGGAAAGAATTTGGTAAGATTGGTACAGTTGGTGTTGGAACAACAGGAGGAGGATTAACTGGAGTTGGTATTAAAACTTCTGGAGGAAGCGTTGGATTTTCTACCTTAGTTAATTTTGTTGCTGGAACTAATATCTCAATCGCTTCCCAATATAATTCAACCACTGGAATTACAACTCTTACTTTTGTTGGTGTTGCAACATCCTCGATACTTGGAGGCAATACTCTTGGAAGTTCTTCTGGTGATCGTTGGGGAGTAATTCCTACGATTGATAGTAGTGGCGTAATGGAGGTTGGTAGATATCTTGATTTCCATACTAGCGATGGAGATACTTCAGATTATACTTATCGTCTTGACAATACTTCAGTTGGAATTTTGAGTGCCTCGGGATCGCTTTCAATAACAAATAATATTGATGTTGGCGGAGAACTTAACTTTACTGGGGCAAGTGACAAGTATGTTGACTTTTATACCAATAATGGAGTATCAAATTATACTGTATATTTAAGACTTTTAGATAATGCAAATACTTCCTTCCATAGTGGAATAACTCTAACACGAGGAGGTGCAGTAACATTATTCCACAATAATACTGCAAGACTTGAAACTTCTTCTTCTGGTATTACTATTAGTGGTAATGTATCTGCAACAGGTGGAACAATCACTGCTTCTAATTTTAGTGGTTCTGGTGCATTATTGACCAGTATTCCGAATAGTGCTACGACAGCAACTAGTTCAAATACATCATCTGCTATAGTTGCTAGAGATGCTTCAGGAAACTTTAGTGCGGGAGCAATTACAGCAACTTCTGTTTCAGATTCATCTGGAAATCTAAGAAGCATACCACAAAATGCAAAGACTTCATCATATAACTTGGCAGCATCGGACAATGGAAAACACATTTCTATTACTACAGGCGGCATAACAGTTCTTTCTGGAACATTTAGTATTGGAGATACTGTTGCTATATACAATGACTCTAGTACTAATCAAACAATTACTCAAGGTGCTGGAGTGATATTGAGACAAGCTGGAACAAGTAATACTGGCAATAGAACCTTAGCACAATATGGTATTTGTACAATATTGTGTGTAGCATCAAATACGTTTGTAATCTCTGGAACAGGTATTAGTTGATATGTCATCCCTCCTTGCACTAATCTCCGGAAATGGAGATCCATACTACAGTTTAACTCAAACTACTACTTCTATAGATGAAGGAAGTAGTGTTGTATTTACATTTACTACAGTAAATGTTGCCCCATCGACTACTTTTTATTGGACAATAAACACAATAAGTGGAACTATTAATTCCAATGATATTCAAGGTGGGTCAACATCTGGAAGTTTTACTACTAACTCAAATGGTGTTGGATCAATTTCTATCACTATGAACAGTGATTATACTTTGGAAGGATCCGAATCATTTCAGTTACAAGTTAGGACAGGAAGTGTATCGGGAACCATTGTTGCAACTAGCAGCACTATAACTATCGCAGATACTTCTTCTGGTCCAACATATTCAGTTTCTCCTTCTACATCAAGTGTAAATGAAGGTTCTTCTGTAACTTTTACGATTAGTACTAATGGAGTTGCAAATGGCACAACACTATATTATACAATAAATCCAATTAGTGGCACTGTAAATTCTTCTGATTTTTCAAGTGGATCTTTGAGTGGTTCTTTTACTATTAGTGGAGCATCGGGAACTTATAATACTGGCGGAAGTGCAACCGTCTCTTATACATTATCAAATGATTTGACCTTGGAAGGATCCGAATCTTTCCAATTACAAATTCGCACAGGAAGTATTTCAGGAACTGTTGTTGCAACTAGCAGTACTGTAACTATTAATGATACATCAGTTCCAACATATTCGGTATCACCATCATCCAATACAGTTAATGAAGGTTCTTCTGTAACATTTACCGTCACTACAACTGGAGTTCCAAATGGCACAAGTCTTTTTTATACATTAAGCACCATAAGTGGCACAATAAACCCTTCTGATTTTTCAAGTGGTTCTACGAGTGGATCGTTTACTATCAATAGTAATAGTGGTTCTGTAACTTTTACATTAGCAAATGATGTAACTACTGAAGGTTCTGAATCATTTCAGTTTCAAGTTCGAACAGAAAGTGCTTCAGGAACTGTTGTTGCAACTAGCAGTACTGTAACTATTAATGATACTAGTGCAACAGGAACTGCAACTTATCTTGTCGTAGGTGGCGGTGGTGGTGGCGGTGGATCTCAAGTCGCGCCCGGAGCATATGCAGGCGGTGGAGGTGGTGCTGGAGGTTATTTAACCGGATCATTTACATATACTCTTGGTAGTCCATATCCAGTTTCTATCGGTGGTGGTGGTTCCGGTGGATTTGGTGCTTTTTATAATGGTATCAGTGGTGGGGATAGTACATTTGGACCAATAACTGCTAGGGGTGGTGGCGGTGGACTTAGTGCTGGTGCTTTTCCCACATCACCATCGACAATTGCTTCTGGTGGTGGAGCACCTGGATCTTATGTCCAACCTTACACTGGATATACTATTGCGGGAGAACCTGCTCCACCACCATCTCAAGGATATCCTGGTGGATCTGGTTACAGTTACTCAACAGAACCCAATAGCCCACCAGTACCTGCAAGTGATCCAACTTATTATGCATATACTATTAAAAACTATGCCATAGGTGGAGGCGGAGGAGGATCAGGAGGATCAGGAGGATCTGCTGGTACATTTGGTGCTGGTTTTGGTGGACCTGGAACTTATTCTCCATTAGTATCATATACGTTAGCAGCAGGAGGTGGAGGAGGATCTGGTGCCGCTGGAAATCCACCAGCATCTGGACCAGGATATAGTGGACCTGGCGGACAATGGAGTAACTATCCGTCATTACCTGCAGGTAACGCTAGTGCAGGCGCCGGTGTCGGTGGTGCTGGACCCAGTTCCCCGGGAGATACTTATAATGCCACATTTGCAAATGGAGCAAATGGATCTAATAACTATGGATCTGGTGGTGGAGGTGGTGGAGTGTGGGGAAGATCTCCAGGACCTGTTTCCTCTACCGGCGGTAATGGCGGATCGGGTGTTGTTGCAATAACATTCCCATCTATACATAATATAACTATTGGTGGTGGACTTGTGTATTCTGCGCCGAGTCCAACTATAAGAATATTTACTTCCGGAAGTGGTCCCATAACATTTAATTTAGCATAAAATTATGGCACATTACGCATTTTTAGATCAAAATAATATTGTAACTAACGTTATAGTTGGTCTTGATGAAGATGGAGAAGAAGATTGGGAAAAAATTTATGAAAATAGTCATGGACAAGTATGTAAGAGAACTTCATATAACACTTTGGCGGGTCAACATAAAATCGGTGGTATTCCTTTCAGAAAAAATTATGCAGGAATAGGATATTATTATAATGAAGAATTAGATGCATTTATTCCACCAAAACCATTTAACTCTTGGGTATTAGATGAAGAAACTTGTCTTTGGAAACCTTCAGTAGAATATCCAAATGACGGACAACAATATTACTGGAGCGAAGAAGAGTATAATAATAGTGGTAATGGTTGGATTTTAACAGATTGAAATCTACTATAAATAGTTAAAATTTAACGGGGATAGTGAACCGTGAGTATCAACAAGAATTTTGTAGTTAAAAACGGTTTAGAAGTTAATACGGATTTAATTGTTGCTAATGCAACTGCTAATTTAGTAGGAATTGCAACAACGTCACCAAAGTATACTCTTCATGTTAATGGCGAAATTGGTGCAACTAATGTATATGTGAGTGGTATCGCTACGATTCAATCTCTTACAGTTACTGGACCATTAAATGTTGGTGGTATTGGTGTAGGATCGACAGGACAATATTTAAGATCTACTTACACTGGACTAGAATGGGCTAGTTTCCCAACTTTAAGAACGACGCAAACATATACTGCAACAGAAGGTCAAACAGTATTTGAATTTGTACACACTCCAAATGAAATTGATGTTTATATCAATGGAGTTAAATTAAGCACATCAGAGTATACTGATAGTAGCATTAATGTTACATTAGTTAATCCAGCTTTTGCTGGAGATTTTATAGAGTTAATTGGATATGGTGTAATTGGGATTGGATTGGCATCAACTACAGGAATTTCTGGAGTTACTGTTTTAGATGAAGGAATTCCAGTTGGAACATTAGATGCTATTACCTCAATTAATTTTGTTGGCGGAACAGTACAAGCAGCAGGAACTGGTGCCGGAGTAACTGTTACTGTCACTCCAGTAAACTTAAATTATATTGACGGCAACGCAACGATTACGGGAATTCTTACTATAGGTCAGTCAAGTGTTAAAATTAATGGTACTAAAAATAGTATTGATACTGGAACAATTACCACAAAAGAACTAAATGTGACTGGCGGAACTTATTCAACTCAAGATCTAATAAAGACTGTTGATAGAGTAGTTGGAATTGGTTCAACACAAATTATACTTAATAATATTGATAATATTCTTGTTGGTGATAGTATTACAGTTTCTGGAATTTTAACTTCAGTATCAATTATCGATCTTACTACAGTAAATGTTACTCCATATAATCAAACATTCTTAACTACAACGACAAATGTTAACGTTGGAAGTTCATCTACAGAAATCGGCGTTGCAAGTACATCAGGTGTATCTATTGGTAGTTCAATAACTATCAATGGGTATTATAATAATGTTCCTATTGTTGGATTTACTACTATTCCGATAGTTGAATCTCCAGGATATGTAAATGCAGTTTTAATCAACTCTGGATTTACCACAAATTCTGTTATTCCAGTCAGTTCGATTGTTGGATTTTCTTCAGTTATCACACAAAGAAATGCTGTTTTAATTGGCACTGGTAGTACTTCTGCCACTGGAATTTCTTCTGGAACTTCGGCACTTATTCAAAGATTTACCTCGGCAAATAGTAATTTGAACGTCAGTGGCATTGTAACAGCAACCGAAGGATTTATAAGCGCCGGAAGCACAACACCAATCAAAATTAGTTTAGTTGGCAATAAACTAACATTCACTGCAGTGGGAATTGGTTCCACCACACTAACTTTATATCCATAAATATTCTTAAAAGAGTTCTACAAGAATGGCATACAACAGAGAATTATCACAATTTGCATCTCTTGTAGAAGTAAATAATACTTCTAAAAAAATTGGATTTTCAACAGATTTAAATATTACTGGAGTTGTAACTGCGACAAGATTTTATGGTAGTGGCAGATTTTTAACTGATATTGTAGCATCATCAGTAGGAACTGGAATTGCTGAAGATAAACAGATTTTTTATAGTGATAACTTAACACTTAAAGGATCTTCCAATTTTTATTATGATAATTTAACAGGTAATGTGGGAATTGGAACTTCATTACCATCATCAAGACTTCATGTAGTTGGCAATATTTTAGTTACTGGAATTTCTACTGCTACAACAGGATCATTTACTAATCTAACAGGAACTGCAGGAACTATTACAAACCTAACAGGAACTGCAGGAACTATTACAACTTTTAATAGCACCAATGGAACTATTACAAACATAACAGGAACTGCAGGAACTATTACAACTTTTAATAGCACCAATGGAACTATTACAAACCTAACAGGAACTGCAGGAACTATTACAACTTTTAATAGCACCAATGGAACTATTACAAACATAACAGGAACTGCAGGAACTATTACAAACCTAACAGGAACTGCAGGAACTATTACAACTTTTAATAGCACCAATGGAACTATTACAAACATAACAGGAACTGCAGGAACTATTACAAACCTAACAGGAACTGCAGGAACTATTACAACCTTTAATAGTACTAATGCAACCATTACAAACTTGAATTCATCAGGAATAGTAACTGCCACATCTTTAAAGGTAGGGACTGGTGTTACTATTAATGGAAATGCAGGTATTATCAGTGCAACTCAAGTTTATTCTGGCGGCACACTTACTATCGGTACAGGAAAAGCAATAGCGATGACAATTGTTTTTGGATGAAACTATAAATAATCAATAAAGAACATTAAAAATGGCCGCACCAAATATAGTTAATGTATCGTCAATTTATGGTAAAACTATCGGTGCTTCTCTAAGCACCACCACAACAACTGATATTCTAGAGTGTCCTTCAAATAAACTTTTAAAAGTAAATTCCATTATAGTAGCAAATGTTAATGGAACTAGTTCTGCGGATGCTACTGTTTATTATTGGGATAGTACCAATACCTCCAGATATGCATTAGCATTTACTATTGCTGTCCCTGCAGATACAACACTTGTTGTTGTTAGTAAAGATTCTGCAATTTATTTGGAAGAAGGCGATCAGATTGAAGCTGGTTCATCATCGAGTTCATCTTTAAATATTGTAATTTCTTACGAAGAAATCGGTTAATTTCTAGTGTAAAAATATGGGTAACTTAGGATTTGGTAGATTAATCGGAAGAAAAACACTTCCTGAAGGTGCTGATAACAATTCAGGATTGTGGCAATTAGCTTCTCAATATTATTTGAGAAGTATTAATAGATGGATTAGTGGCGATTATTCAGTTTCGCCAAACACTTCAAACATCAATGAAAGTCAATCGGTAACATTTACAACTACCACTGTTGGAGTTCCTAATGGAACTACACTTTATTATACGATAAGTGGAACAGTTACTGCGGCAGACTTTAGTAGTGGATCTTTATCAGGTTCATTTGTAGTTAATAGTAATAGTGGTGCAGTAACTCTTACTGCTGCAGCTGAGTATTCTACAGAAGGTTCAGAAACCTTTGTTTTTCAAGTTCGCACTGGAAGCACTTCCGGACCCATTGTTGCAACAAGTAGTACGGTAACAATAAATGATACTACTCTTACGCCAACATATTCGGTAAATCCATCAACCACATCAGTGAATGAAGGTTCTTCAGTAACCTTTAACATTTCTACTACCAATTTACCAGATGGAACGACATTATATTATACGCTAAACACTGTTAGCGGCACAGTAGACGCATCAGATTTTAGTAGCGGATCTTTGTCTGGATCTGTTACTGTTAATTCAAGTGCAGCATCAGTAGCATATACATTATCGAGTGATTTAAGTACGGGAGAGGGTGATGAACAATTCCAACTACAATTAAGAACTGGAAGTATATCGGGAACTGTTGTTGCAACAAGTCCCACAGTTACAATAAGTGATAGTTCAAGAATAACTTATGCAGTATCTCCTTCTGTTTCAAGTATTATTGAAGGATCTTCAGTCACTTTTAATGTGACAACTGTAAATGTCGCTAATTCAACCACTCTATATTATAGTATACTCCCAGTAAGTGGATCGATTACTGCTTCTGATTTTACAACTAATTCTTTAACGGGATCTTTTACAATTAACAGCAATTCTGGATCAGTAACTCTCACTGCATCTACAACTGCAACAAACGAAGGTTCTGAATCATTTCAATTCCAAGTTCGTACTGTAAGCACATCAGGAACTGTTGTTGCAACAAGTACTACTGTAACTATTACTGAACCGGCGGTAAGTATAACAACTTCTGGTGCTATAACTTCAGATACGGGTGGTTATAGATATCATGTTTATACTAGTCCCGGTAGTTTTACTATTAATAGTGCTTCACAAATTTCTGTCGATTACTTAGTAGTTGCTGGTGGTGGCGGGGGCACCACCGGTGGTGGCGGCGGTGCTGGTGGATTTAGAAATGGGACAGGATTAGTTTTAACTGGACCTTCACCATTTCCCATATCTGTTGGTGCGGGTGGTGCTTATAGTTCAACTATTAGTGGAAGTGCCTCTGTTTTTTCATCTATTACCTCTACTGGAGGTGGTGGTGGCGGATATCCTTCCGGAAGTCCGGGAGGTTCTGGAGGGGGTGGAGGATCTTCATATAGTGGCGGCAACGGCGGACCATTTCCTGGAGGATCTGGAAATTCCAATAATTATACTCCACCAGAAGGAAATCCCGGTGGAGCGGGAATATGGTATGCAAACTCTGGTACTACAATATATGGCGGATGGCATGGAGGAGGTGGTGGTGCAGGAGCAGCGGGTGGAAATGGATCAATTTTATCTGGAGGAAATGGCGGACAAGGTGCTTCTTCGCCATTAGGATCAGCAATGGGATATGGATCTCCTTCTGGATGGTTTGCAGCTGGTGGTGGTGGATGGGGAGGAGGAGTAGACACTACTTTACCTTCATCAACACCCTATTATAACATTGGAAATGGTGGTAGTGGTGGATTTGGTGGTGGCGGACAAGGCGGAAGTTCCCTATACTATTATGCTCTAGCTCCAAATGGTACTTATTACTATAACCCAATTTATAGAGTTGGTGGTAATGGCGCAACAAATACTGGCAGTGGGGGTGGAGGAGGATGGTCTGATTCTTCCGCCGGAATTCCTTATGCTCAAGGAAATGGTGGATCCGGTATCGTAATTATTAGGTATCTGTGGCCTTTATAAGTCTACAGGTATCATACTTACCCATTCCTGAGTTTCTTCATTCCACATATAAAGACCTTCTGGTTTAGGAATTGGTGCTT